CTGCTGCAGCTGAGTTAGTAGCTGTATTTGCTTTAGAAAAAGCACTACCTGCTGTTGAGGCTGCAGAGGCTGCTGAGTTAGTAGCTGTATTTGCTTTAGAAAAAGCACTACCTGCTGTTGAGGCTGCTGCATTAGCTGCTGAAAATGCGTTGGCTGCTGTTCCTGCCAATGTTGATGTGGCGGCTGCTGTATTAAATGCTCCGACTGTTATGCTTCCTGAGAATGACCCTGTTGCACCTTCAAGTGCTCCTTTAAATTTTGCATTACCAGAAGTATCTATATAAAACTGATTTGCTGAAATAAATCCATCTGAACCAAGTAAAAGTCCGCCTGTATTCAAGAAAGCAGCATTACCTTGTGTACTGTCACTAGTTGTAAAGTTTCCTACGATAGCTCCACCTGCTAAATGGTAAGTACTTATGCCCCAACCACCAACACCACCTCCAACAATAGTTGAAGAGGAGTTTACTGTTGCGTGTGTTACTTTTGAGTTTGCAGTTGAATGAGCTGAGTTAGCTGCTCCGTGTGCTGTATTACCTTTATCAAAGGCTGAGTTAGCTGTTCCGTGTGCTGTATTACCTTTATCAAAGGCTGAGTTAGCTGTTCCGTGTGCTGTATTACCTTTATCAAAGGCTGAGTTGGCTTGTCCAAAAGCTGAGTTGGCTTGTCCAAAAGCTGAATTTGCTTTATCATCATTTGTAAATGCAGCATCGTTATTTAGGTCAGATATATCTTTACCTGCAATACTAATAAAGTTTGCATTAATAGTACCAGTTGTTATTCTTCCGCCATCGATGGTTGTTGTTCCACTAGACCCTAAGTCTCCTGCTGTTATTGCAGTAGTCGTATTACTACCGTCTGTTATTTGGTTAGTTCCTGTAAATGTTACAAGTCCTGTAAAGTTTTGTCCTTGGTATGCTTGTGAGAATGAAATCGTTGGAGTACTATCATTAAACTCATCTTCAACGACACTCCAATAAGCATACCAATATTTATTCGAGTTGCTACCTGTGTATGTTGGTTGTATCTGATTCCAATTTGTTCCACCTGTACCAATTACACCACCACTTAATAAGCTAGTGCCAAAATTATATGATACTCCTGCATTTGAAGGATTGGTAGGTGCACTACTAGATGCTGATTGATAATAAATATATCCAGTAGCAGTTCTTGGTCCAGTTCCACCTGGAGATCCATCATCTCCTGATTTTGATTTTGTAAAAGTTTGTGCTTTTGTTACTGTTAGCTCGTTCTCTATATTTATAGAGTATTCAATTTCTGCAGTATTTGCTGAAGCTGTAAATGAACTATGATTACCTATTGTAACATTAGCACTGTTTGTTGCTGTATTAAGTGTAAAACTACCTACACTAATATTAGTGTCAGAATTAGTTGTTACTGAGTATTGGTCATTAGTAGGTGTGCTTGTATTTGCTACAGGAGTTAATCTTGTGGCTCCTCTAAATACTTCTATAAATGTTCCTGAATTTGTAAAGTCTGATACTACACCTAATTTTGTAGCAGGGAAAGTATGAGCTTCATTTGATATTATTGTACTATATCCAGGGCTTCCTTGTTGTAAAGAAGTAATTGTTATTGAATCAAAAGCTAATTGAGTTTGGTTTCCCTCTGCTACTCCTACTGTAATTGTTTGTGGATTAGTATTTATACTTGAAGGTATACTAAAAGAGAACGTATCTGCATCTCCTGCATTTCCATCTGTATAGCTAGTTTCGTCAGATATACCATCCCCTGTAAATTTAAAGTAAGGATTACTAAAGTTTTGTGCGGTTGCAGTTAAAGTAATTGTTCCACTTGGCGAAGGCGCTGTACCTCCAGAGTTATATGCTATAGAATAGTCACTTGCAGTTAAGTTTACTGTTCTTGAATCTGAACCTGCACCTGCTGCTCCTGGTATACTTTTACCTAGTGATATTACTCTTGTTGCTATAGTTTCATTGCTATATCTATCTGTAATTGTTACGGTAATAGTAGCATTTGTTTGAGTTATACCACTTACAGTTATTACACCTGTAGAAGAATTAATTGCTGAAGTACAATTTGAATCTGTTTTGGATAGTCCAAAAGTATTAAGAGCAGTTCCACTATTAGCAAATGAGTAAGCTATCGATCCTTTCTTTACTGTGTATAAGTTTGAAAAACTTCCAAAGTCACTTACAGCACCTGCAGAATCTGCAGGAAAGTTATGGTTTTCATTTGTTCCATTAACTGTATATGCATCTGTTCCTCTATTACCACTAGCATAGTTTATTATTGAGAAAGTTCCGCTTGTATTTGCTACTTCTCCTATAATAGTATCTTTTATTATGTTTGGTTGTATTCTTTGTGCAAAAATATTCTTATTAGATAAATTTGCAGTTGGATTATAGGCAACTTCTAATCTTGTGTTATCGTATATATGATTGATTGTTGCTATAAAATGAGTAGAGCCAGTATCAAACTTAAATAAGTCTCCTGCTTCGTACTCTGTTGTAAAACTTGTCCCTGTACCTGTTACTAGTGAACTTCCTGCTGTTACTGTGGCTGTACCTGTCTTTTGTACAAAAGCTGTTGCATCTAAATTTTTAGCAAATCTAAATGTTTCTGCTCCGCTGTTGTCTACAACATATTCAATTGCTTTTAGCGGGTCAGTAGTATCACTGTAATCCCAAAGTAAATATCCAGTGTTTCCACTAGGTAAATTTGCAAAGCTACATGAAGTTTGTGCAGTTGTTCCACTTGTTACTGTTATTGTTTGTAAATCACTTTCTGCAGGAGTAAAGTTATATGTGCTTTCTGTAAACTGTACTAAAGCATTGGATGAATCTATATTAAAACCTGATGTTAATATACCACCTTTTCTTGCGATAGGTTCTAGATTTTTTGCAGGTTTTTCAGGGTTAATAGTAATTCTTTTTTGTATAAAAGGAGAGGGTTGCCCTGCAGTATTAATAGTTCTTATTCTTATAATATATGTACCTGCTTTTGGTATATCTTTAAAAGTATAACTTTGTCTTTCAGGAGATACATCAACTCTATCAAAAGTAGGTTTACCTTGTGTTGATTGTTGAGTAAATAAATTATGTTCTATTTGAAAATTTTGTAAGTGTTCATATGGAGATTCAATCTGAGTATCATTGTCATCAGTTCTTAAACTTAATGGAACTCCCCAATATACATCTAATCTTGGAGCTGCAAATCTCTCTTCTAAAGCACTAGAAATATCTACATCGTCTGCATCATCTATTAATCCCTTTAATACCTTTAAAGTTACATTTCTTGGAGAAGGAACACCATCATCAGCTTGAGGAGGTCTCATTACATCAGGTATAGATGGAATACTCCATCCTCTATCTACTTCATCAAATTTGCCTCTAGTGTGTTTTATTCCTGTAATTGTGAAAGCTTTATTATCTTCTTCTTTAATTTCCCCTATCATATAAGTTTGAGGAGAACCTGCTAATCTTTCTCCACTCGCTGTAGTTTGTGAAATAGCAAAAATTACTTCTTGATTAGGGGCTGCACTAAAAGCTGAACTTACAACTACATGTGTTGCATTGTAAGAACTTATTGCTTTTGTTTCTATTCTAGCATCTTCTGACCAGGCAATATCTAGTACATCTCCATCGTCATCTCGTGCATTTACAGAATCTTCTCTAGAATCTAAATTATATAAAGAGTCTCCACTGTTTTTTGCTTGAAGTATTAAATCTCCTTGTTTGTAGGTTACACTATTTATTACAGCACTTGGCTGAGCTAAATAAGCACCTGATTTAGGGAAAATAAGAGTTAAGTCAGCATTAGCGGCACTGCTTAAAGCAACTGTTCTATCTACAGGAATTACTGTTGTTGATGCTCCACTAGAGACTCTTCCGCTTAATTGTACGTTGTCTTTGTCTGCATCTTGTACTTCTATTAAATCTCCAGGTCTCAGAACTTGACTTCCAATACCACTACTAAAAACTATGACTTCATTGTCGTTGATTTCAGTTAATAAATGATACTTTCCTACTCTATGTGCCTGTGATTGAGAAGTACAACCAAAAGCTAATGTAGTTTTTTCTACTATTCTTCCTGTTTTTGCTATGTTTTCGCTATCTTCTACTAGCTCTACTGCAGGTTTGTACCCATTTTCTGGGTCATTCCAAGTTACTCGTATTTGATTGGCTCTTACTCTTCTAGAGGGGTAAGTATACGCAAATCCTTCTTCTGTTACATTTCCTTTTGTAAAAGTAAATACAGGAGATTTTTCTTGTTGTAAATTGAAAGAAATTTCTCCATCATGCCATAACATTATGCCTCTAAATACACTTAATAATTGTTTAAGTATTTTTATAGCTTCTGCTTGTTTACTAATGTACACATTGCATTCAAAACGAGGCTCAAGTCCATTGTTACCGTCCGATACTAGTTCATCACAATATTTTGCAACTTCAAATAACTGGTATTTATCAATTAAATCTTGGTCTCCATCAACATTTAAATACTTTCCTAATCCATATCTTTCATTAGTAAGAATATCCAAAAATATCCATGCTGGATTATTTGTGTATACGGGAAGATGATTTACATGATTGGGGTCAGAAAACTCTTTTTTATCCCCTCTAAATTTACCATCCCAATCTTGATAAGTGCTTTCAAGAGCTCCTGTTGTTACATTTCTATTGTAAGAAGCTACTGTTGTTCTATTACCATTTTCATCCAAAATATCTCTTGGCACATAGTTTGTTGGTACTTTGCATTTTATACCTCTTATTTCATATGCTCTTTGAGGTACAGTAGTAGCGTCTTTAGAATCTACCATTATAGCAGCTAAAGCAGTATATGGGTAGTTTAATTTATCTTCTATAATTGCTTCCGCAAAACTGACTTGAGTTATATTGTTATAAGTTTTATTAGTTATTTTGTAAGGGTCAGGAGTATATCTTCTAACTTTTACAGTAAAAGCATCGAAAGGTTGAAATTGCTCTGTATCAAAACTAAAAACTGTTGCAAATTGTGTAGCAATTTTTCCTGAAATTATACCATCATGCGCTGACATGTTAACATTTACAGGTCTAGATCCATCTTTTTCTCTAGGAATAGATGCCATGTCATCAAGTCCAAATACTGTTTCTTCAAAAGTTTGTCCATCTCTTGTATATGAGAACATTATTCTAAGTTCTACCCAAGCATTTCCACTGTCACCATCTGAGGAGTCACTATTATATAGTCCTGCTGGATGATTGATAGTAATTTTTAATTGATCAATAATAGAAGGGTCTGATACATTAAAAGAACTGGATGAAATATTAACACCTGCATGTGTTATTGCATCCATTTCTTCACCAGCAGGGTCACGTAGAGCATTATTTGCATTTCTAGGTTCGCTTGTCATACCTAAAGCGCTTTGGCTTGAGGCAGGTAAGTCGGAGCCTATTGATACTCCAACTGCTCCTGAACCGACTCCTTCAGGTGATTTTATAAATTTTTGATTTCTATGTCCAGTTCTAAATGCGTACGAAAAATTATTAAAGTTATATATAGGGGCGCTGTCCTCACTTAAAGTAGGAGAACTTAAAGTTGTAGGAACATTGGTTCTATCTACACCTTGTCCTGTAGGAGCTATAGTAGCATTACTACCACTAAAAGAAGCTGCTTGGTCTACTAAGTCTACAGTTGTTACTGCATTAGTAACTGTTGTTTTAGGTGGTGGGGAAATGTTAACTGTGTTGTTTGTGCTATCAAATGATGTAATAGTTGCAATATGAATTCCGCCATCTAGTCCTGCTCCTGCGATTCTTATCTTAGGTTGCATGTCAACTAGAGTTGTTAAGTTTCCTGCTACATGAGTATTTGCAAAGGTTATTCCTCCGCTAGAGCTAGGGGTTACTAAATTTGTATTTGCTGATACATTAGCATTACCAACTGCCGCTCCTCCATCTATTCTTACATATCTTGTTCCATCATTAACTGATAGACCTGAAAACATGTTTCCAGATTGATTATCTGTAATTGTACCAGTACTAGCATCATATGAAGTATTAGAACTCTGTTTAGAAGTATAGGTAGTACTTAATGTTTTATCGAGTACAGGAGTTCCATCTAAATAAATAGTATACGCTCCATCTACTAAACCTTCAATTTCTCCTTCTGATAGTACATCGTAAACTACTGCAGATTGATCAATTATTTCTGATTTTTTCTTTAGAGGCAAAGACCCCTTTGCGCTACCTGTACCTACTACTCCTGTTCCGAATCTTTTATTACTCATATTATTTTATTTTTTGTGCTGCAGTGCTGCCACCAGTTCCACCACCGATAGCACCACTGTAATCTCCTGAACCTTCTTGGTCCGGATCGTTAATATTTACCCACCCTGTGTTTTGGTTAATTCTTTTACTTGTAAAACCAAAGTTTACTGGAGCTCCTGTTATTTGAACTTTTCCATAAGCTAAAGGTATAGGGATGCCTTGTTTTGCTACGTTTATAGGGCCACCAAATACAGCTGCTTCTGCATCTTCTGGAGGACTATCGTCTTGAATTAATCCCATAATACCATCAAACATTATATACCCACCAGCCATAATTAATGCAGTACCTACTTTTATAAATGCTCCCTGCCCAGTAACAAAACCTGTTATTACTAATATAACACCGATAATAGTCATTATAGCACCAAGTGCTTTGTTAAATTTGTCATCAGACCCTTGTGGCTGTGCCATAATAAAAACATCTTCATTACCAAAACTTAAATCTTCTTCTCCTTCTATTAAAAAATCTTTTCCTCTTTTTACTACATATTCAATTCCTTTTTCTTGTTCATCAAAGAAAAAATTTATAAACCCTTCTCGCTGTACAGCAATAGCTCTAATTAATTGCTTTGTATGTTTTACGTCAAGATTAAATTCTTTTCCAAATTTATTTCCTAATTTTCCTAATAGGTGTACTTTTGTCATTTTGGCTCCACTATACAGTAGTCTTTCTCTGGGTATGATACTATTAAATATGGTATACCTACCGAGTTACAATTGTTTATATCATCTTCACTTGGATTACATTTTGAGTCATAGTGACTATGGACAACATATTTTATGTTTGATTTGAGTTGATACATACCGAAAGTTATTGCGTCCATTTTAAAGTGTGATTTTTTATTTTCTGCAATATTCTCAAATTCAATAAATTCATTATCATTAGTAATGATTCCACACATTTCTTCTGGTGCTCTTTTCTTAGCTGTTTCGTATAAAGTATCCATCATGAGAATGCTTTTGACCCTGGAAATCCTCCAAAAGGAATAACTACTGCAGTACTAAAATCAGTTTCTGGTACTGAAGTAGCACTATCTGGATTATTGGGATTAAATCCAAATCTCATACCACAACCTGTTAAAGATTTACTACATATGTCGCCTCTTTCCCAGTTATTTCCATAAGCAGGAGCATTATTTAAAGTAGTATTCTTTACTTTCCATAATAAAGTTTTTTGATATGTTTCTTCTCCTGAAGCTGCTGTATTATCTGTAAAAGTTACGTAATCATTATAGAAGTCATTTTCATACTTAAAGTAAGTCGTACTTGTAGAGTAAGAACTATAAATTCTGACTCTTCTCCAATTATTGTTAGAATCAGAAGGAGTACCAGGGCTACTAAGAGTTTTATGTGCTTGCCAGTAATCATTTACAGTTACGCTCGATACAGTACCGTCCAGATTAAATCTTCTTTGTGTTGAAGTAGTTTTATAAAAATTATTTTTTGTTATTGCTCCACTGCTATACGTTGTGAAAGTAGTAGAGCTAGGTACTAAATATTCGTCATCTTTATTTACATATACTGTGTATGCTGTGTTTTTACTTGCTAAAACACTAGTGTATGCAGGGCTGTACTTACTTTCAATATTCCAGCTACATCCGCTTCTTGCTCTTTTATACTCGGGGTTTTCTGTATGCTCACTTGCTCCTTGATAAACCCAACCACATCTGTTAGGAACTATAGTTCTATTTGGAAGTCTAATTCCTTGTAAATCAAAAGGTACTTGCAACTGAAAAGCTACTGATACTTTATTTCTGCTTTTTACTGAGTCGATATAGTATAAATCTCTAGGATATTCTATAGGAGGAGTATTACTATCTC